GATTATTATTTAACTCTTATATAAGACATAAGATATAATACAGATAGGTTAACAAGTGATTAAAAATTAGGCAGATGTTAAGTGGGAATTGCGTGGTGCATCATTACTTGACTATCACACTCAGGTATTACATATATGCCAAACAGCATATTGACAGCATAACCTATTGAATAGCAATTAAAATCTTGTGGATAACTCTGTGCATAACTTGTGGATAAAAAATCAAAATTATCCACAGCAAAAAACGATTATTTTTAGGGGGTTAATACCTTGATATTGAAAAAAGCAATAATGCAAAATAAAGCGATTATGCAAGTTTTAGAGGGATATAACTAGAATTTATTACTCTTAATATTTATATAAAAAAATAATATTAAAAAAGTGTTGCATTGTTTTTAGAGTATGCTATTATTTAATCATGTTGTAAGCAATTGGCTAGCAGTAAAAAACCTAGCTTTACACGTTGCCACAGGCGGCTGGATAAGTAAAGCCAAACTAGAATCAAGCCTACAACATCTAAGCATAGCGGTGAAAATAGGGGCTAAAATAGCCTGTGGATATTCCCGAAGATAATCATACTAGCTTAGAATGTCAAAGCCTAAAGGCGTTAGCTATTGTGCTATGGTGTCCAGAAAGGTGTCGCACAGGTTTTTATACTTTCGCTGATTAGGCTTTGGCTAAACCCAAAGGGTTTTTTTTAGAATCTTTTGGCTTTAGTCAACACTTAAGAAAGGGCTTTTTTATGTATAAAACATATGATGAAATGAGGCGTATCGCTGTCAAATATTACAATGATATGAATTTTTGCACGGTGATTGCTTTGGCGGTTTGTTGTAATGTTGGAATAGGCAAGGCTTACCATACAATGAAACGTTTGGGGCGCAAAGATAGGCAAGGCGCAAAATATGGCACAATCCATAAAGCAATTGTTGAATTGGGATATACTCATAAAACAATAGATGGGTTATATAATAAACAAGTAAAATCTTTGCCAAACCTTTTACCTAGCAAGGGGCTTTTTATGGTTCATGTTCGGGGTCATGTTTTAGCGGTTCGTGATGGTAAAATATTAGATTGGACAGAGGGCAGGGCGCACAGAATTTTAACAGCCTATGAAATAGTCAAAGCATAGAATTACAGGGAAAGCCTAGCAATAGGTTTTCTCGGTAATTTTACCGATACTAAATAGGAAAGGGTTTATTATGAGTAAATATTTTAAGCAAGTTAAATTGTTAACTGATTTAGGAATTAGCTATTATGATTTTGGCACTATCAAAGAAGATAATAAGAAAACTCATGATTTTTATCAGACTGATAGAATTACAGAAAAACAAAAATATGAGTTAGAATTAAAAGGGGTTGAAGTTTTAACAAGTTTTAAAGAATATGCACCGGAATTAAAATCAGCTTTAATATGCTTTCCAGTAAAAATGAAAGGGGTATAAAATGAAACTTAAAACGAAAATGCACAAAGCTACAGAAAAAGCATTAAAATCTATTCCTGATATTTATAGTTTTAAAATCTACCCTGAATTTTTTAAGCCTGAGGGTGAGATAATCACACAAAGCATTGACAAGGGATATTTTAAAGTAGATATAAATGATAGCGAAACTAGAATTAAAATTAATTTCCAATTATTGCCTTATGATGATATTATTATTAACCTGTAATTTAATTTTTAAAAGGGGTTTAAAATGAATTATTCTGTTGATTATATGCTTGACAATGAAATGGCAATAAATTATTTTGTTTTTGAGCATGAAGCAAAGCATTTTGCTGTTGATATTGCTTATGAGGGGTTCAATCCTGTAATTTGTGAATTTGGTAAGATTATAGGTAAAATTGAAACTTTCGGGAATTGTAAGGCTTTTGTTTATATTTAAAAGGGGTTTAAAATGAGAAACAATTTAATAGATATTTACCTAGATTTTTGGAATAACTATCTCACTGTTGCACGCTTTGCAGAAGTGAATGGATTGCATATTGATGAAGCAGAAACGCTTATAAATTTATGCCGTCATGTTTATATTACAAATCACCCTGAAGCGTGATAAATTTGCAAGTGAAGCATATTTATAATAGAGTATGCTTTGCTGGCAATTTTGCCAATAACCGAGAGGGGTTTTATTATGTATCAATCAATAGATTTTTGTGGTTTTCGTATGGCATTTGATAATGCCGGTAGAAGTAAGCAATTCAGTTTTGAAGCTCAAAAAATAATTTTCGATTTTATAGAAGATTATGAACGCGACACAGGCGAACAAGATGAATTAGATGTTATAGCTTTATGCTGTGATATTAGCGAGATGACTGAAACAGAAGTAAGAGAATATTACAATATTGCAAGCGATAGGGCTGTAAGTGAATATTTAGAAAATCGCACTATGCTTTTGGGTTTCTTTGATGGAAAAGATGAAACTGTTTATGTATTTTATAACTTTTAATTTAGGGGTAGAAAATGGAATTAATAGAAATTAAAAATCAGCTTAAAAAACTAGAGGCTAACAAAGTTAAGATTGAAAAGTTAATGCGAAAGCCTGAGGGCAAAATGCTACAAATTGCTTGGCTTAATGTAGATGCTGAGATTGCTGAATTACAATCTTTAATTGATAATTGCGAATTTTCTGTAGAGGGATAATCATGCTTAATTTTATCTTTGACAATCTTATTTATTTTGTTATTATTGCATTAATGGTTTTTTTCAGTTATGCTTTAAACTATGCTGTCGCATACAGCAATTTTTAATTAGAAAGGGTTTATTATGAAGCATTATCAAATATGGGCGAGTGGGTTTTCTTATTGTTTTAATGAATATGCCAGAAGTAAAAAACAAGCGAGAATCCAATTTTTAAAAAAATTTGAATTAGATACTATTCCGAAATGGTGGGTTATTTTACAAAAGTTTAATTAAAGGGAGTTAATCATGGGCGAGATACACGCATGGCAATTTGCATTATTACAGCATTTCCGTTATTATAATTGCTTGGAAATTGAATTTCACAATACAGATTATTTTGAGAACAGAAAGGTGTAAAATGATAGAACTTAAACCGATGGGCAACAATAAAACTTTGTTAATCGTTAATGGCATGAAGGTGTTATTCAGCTATAAAACGCCAGTTGCTTGCGAAATAGGCTTGCAATATTACAAAACAAATAAGAAGTTTTCAAAGACAACAACAAAGCATATTAATACTTGGCTTGATGGTGTAAAAGCAGAAGAAAAGAATCAAGAGTTTTTTGATGGTTTAGTTATGCGGTTTAATTTAGGTGAATAGTTTTTAACAAAACTGAAAGGGGTTTAAAATGGCTAAATATAAAGTTATAGCTAGTGAATTAGTTTATTCAACAATTATTATTGAAGCAGAAAACGAAAATGAAGCAATAGAAAAGGCATTTTTGGCAGACTATCGCTTTTGGGAAAATGGGGACTCTGATTTTCAGATAGACAAAGCAATTTTATTAAATGAGGGCGAATCATGAAACTAGGCAAAGCATTTAGACTTATAAGCGAAAAGGATTTATACATTAATCGTGAAGCGTATGACGAAACTTTTTATAATCGTGAGAATAGGATTAGCATGACAGCATTAATTATTATCTGTATTATTATTGCATTACTTATCTATTCTGCTTGGTGGTAATTGAATATAATATTTTATTTACTTATCGGAGTATATTAAATTGCTAAGGCACTATAGAATAGTTTTATACATGACATTAAACGAAGATGACGCTGATTTTATTGTTCCAATGATAGAGGGCAATTTACAAGAGGGCGAAACTTTGGAATATTGTCATATTGAAGAATTTATACCTAAAGAAAAGGAATTTTTGTCATGAGTTATCATTTAACAGACACAAATCATTTATTAAGAATTGCAAGAGATAGAGATTTAGACGATTTTACAAGGGCTGTTGTTGAGAGATTAGACGATTATGACAGACGATTGAAGGAATTAGACGAAATTCTAGACCATTTTTATTTACATTCTGACCCTAGCTTATTGCAATATGAATTAGAAAAAATTCTGGCAGACATTGAACAATATAAAATAGAAAATGCAGAATTAAGAGCTGAAATTGATAGTTTGAAAGGGTAATTATGCACTGTTTAGCTTGTAATTGTGAATTGACAGACATTGAAGCGACTAGAAAAGACACACATGGAAAATTTCTTGACCTTTGCTCATTCTGTTATTATGAAATTAAAAACGATGTTGCAATTAGCAACAATTTTGACTTAAACATTGTTGAAACTGAACAATCACCAATGGAAGAAGATTAATCATGGCATTTTTAGGACACCACCCATGCCCAAGTTGCAATTCACGCAATAATTTAGGTGAATGGGATAATGGTTTTTATTGTTTTGGTTGCGGTTATCGCAAAATCAAAAGAGATTTAAGCCGATTTAAGCCAGTTTCTACTGAAAAGGTAATGGATGGTATCACTTTGACTAAAAACTTGCCAAAAACCGCCTTAAAATGGCTTTTAGGGTATAATTTAACACAAAATGAGATGGATAGTTTTCATTATGCTCATACAAGGATTATAAAAAATGAAGAAGTTAGCTGTAATTTATTGGTGCTGTATTATGATGGCAATTATTGGCTTGCTAGAAACTTTGACGACAATGCGGTTAATAAATATCTATCATCAGGCAACAAGCCATTCATTACCTATGGACAAGGCAACATTGCCGTATTTGTGGAAGATATAATCTCAGCTATCAAGGTGGGCAGACAATTTACAGCCATTCCAATGCTTGGTGCTACAATTCCAACAGAGTGGTGGACAAAAGTAAAAAACTATGATAAAGTGGTTATTTGGGGTGATAGAGATAAAGCCAAAAACAATGTCATTGCTTCACGCAAGGCAAGAGAGTTAATCGGTAAGCAGGTGGATTGTATAATCACTGATAAAGACCCAAAGAATTATTCAGATAATGATATATATAATTATATTATTAAATAATTATATTATTAATTATATATTATTATAATTATTTTATTATATATTATTTTAAAACTATTGTAAAGGATTTTTAATAAATGGTTGAACATTCAATATTAAGGCTGTTTGTAGGGAATAATGACCTGTATGAAAAATATCATGCGTCATTGAAACTTGACTACATCAGGCAAAACTACCCTGTTTTACATCGCTGTTTTAAATCTTTGCCGGCATCAAGCATGGAAGTGTTAGAGGCAAACTATCTAGCTAACTACCCTGTTCTTAAAGAGGGAGATAGAGAGGCTGTTAAAAATGTCATCGCTGAGATTAAAGACGCTGAGGCGACTGTGGATGAAATAATCCCTTACCTAGAAAGCCATTTGGCTCGTGCATGGGCTAGTAATGTTGCATTGATGGCTTTAGATGTTGCAGAGGGCAGATTGCCAGTTGATAAGCTAGACGAAGTGATTAATGAGAGAGATAGCTCTACAATCATTGAAGCAGAGCAGATTGAATTTGTTAGCACAGACATTGAACAGTTGATGTTAGAAGAAAATTTGGAGGGTGGATTGAAGTGGAGACTTAAATGCCTGAATCAATCTTTAGGACCACTACGCAAAGGGAATTTTGGACACATCTTTGCCCGTGTTGAAACTGGTAAAACTGCTATGTGGGTGTCTGAGGCTACATTTATGGCTACACAGGTAGAAAAGCCAATCCTGATATTCTTTAACGAAGAAGGTGGCAAGGATGTTGTATTCCGTATGTATAACGCTGTTACCGGTATGACATACATGGAAGTTAGAAACAACATGAAAAGAGCCAAACAGATTTGGGAAGATAAGATAGGCGACAGGATTAAGTTTGTTGATAACCCTGTTCATGTAGAACGCAAGGTGATGGAACGCACCATAGAGCAAATTGACCCATCATTAATCATTGTGGACAATATGGACAAGGTGAAAGGGTTTACTGGAGATAGAAAAGACCTGCTGTTGCATGAAATTTACAAGTGGGGTAGAGATATTGCTAAGACACAATGCCCATTTATCACAGTTGGTCAGGCAGACAGCACTAGCCATAACAGTATGGTGATTGACGAAAGCCAGTTGGCAGATAGTAAAACAGCCAAGCCATCAGAACTTGACTTCATTCTAGGAATTGGCAGAATTGACAAAGAAGGCTATGACAATGTAAGATATTTAACGCTGTCAAAGAACAAACTTCGTGGGGATGAAAACACCCTAGAGGGGATGCGCCACATGAAAGCCCATCAGGTGATTTTACACCCACATTTATCAATCTATGAGGATGTTTAATGGAGATTGTGCTTAAAGATTTGCCTGTTGAACATGAATTGAGAAATAGACCATTAGCAGGGATGTTTTATTATGTAAAAGGTAGTAAGGTAGCTAGAGAAGTTTTCCCTTCTTTTGGTATTGCAAAAGTGTGTTATAATCAGTTATCAAAAGTTTGGACAGAACATGACATATTTGTATGGAGAGAAAAATGAGTGATTATTATGAGTATTACTATATGAACCCACATGAAAAGCCTGTAACACCGGAATATGATTTAGAAGAAAAACGCAATTTAGCTTTTTTTGACATGGTAGATGAAATGGATGGCAATGATTTCTTAGATGCTGGACTTGCAAAAGACACAGACGCTTTTCTAAGTGATTTAAAATATCTAGCACTTGCATGGGATAGGAAAGATGATAAGGAAGTGAAAGCAAGGGCAGAGCATTTAGCATACCTTATGATTAGTCAAATTAACGATTATGTAGAAAGGGAAATAGATGAAACAACTTAGATGGACTAAAGAAAATTTTAAAGATTATGATGAAAAACATCCTCAAATATATGCAATGTTTGAAAAGTTTGCATTACAAATTGCTCAAAAAAGAAAATACTATTCGGCTAAAAGTATATTCCATAGAGTTAGATGGGAGACTGATATAGGAGATAGTGATGCACAATTTAAAATTGATGATGGATGGATAAGTCATTATGCTAGAAAGTTTATTGATAAAAACCCTTCGTATAAAGACCTATTTCAATTCAGAGTTAGAAAAGGTGGATACCATGAGTAAAGTATGGGCATGGTATGATGACGAAGGTGTGCCAATAAGATTCTTTGACTATCCGGCAGATGGCGCAAGCCCTTATCCTGAACCACCAGCACAATTAGATAAAGATGACGCAGAGTGGCATGAGCCATTATTTTAGGAGAGAATCATGGAGAAAGAAAAGTGGATGTATTTGGCTTGCTTTTTAATTGGAATGGTGGTAATGTATTACTTTATGCAGTCTAAGACAGAGTGCATGGTAAAATTTACTAAATCAGGCGGAGAAACACATATGTTAGTTGGGATTATAAAATGATAGTTAAGCCCTGCGACCTAGAAACAACCATTTTCAACAAAGGTAATGCCTTTGATAGCAGAAATGAAGTGTGTTTTGTCGGTTTGGGAGATAAAGTGTGGGATATTGCCTACTCAGACGAGCCTTATGGCTCTAAAATTAAGGAAATTCAAGATGAAATCAAGACCACAGACGTGCTTGTATTTGTTAATGCTAAGTTTGACCTCCATCATTTGCGCAATCTCGGTATTTCTGTTGGTGGCTGTCGTATTTGGGACTGCGCCTTAGTAGAATTTATGCTAGAAGGGCAAACAACACCTTATCCATCAATGAACAAAATGGCGGAGAAATATGGCTTACCACAAAAACCGGATGTTAAAACGCAATACTGGGATAATGGCATTGACACGAAAGACATACCAAGAGATGAAATTGTATCGTATCTCAAAGACCATGACCTTACAACAACTTATGCGATTTATCAACTTCAGAAAGAGGCAGTTAGCAAAAAACCCTTACAGTTCCAACGACTGGTCTCGCTTGCTAATCAGGATGTATTGGTTTTGGCGGAAATGGAATACAACGGCTTCTACTTTGACGAAGAACTCTGCAAGGAGAAAGCTGTGGAACTTGAAGAGAAGATTAAACAACTTAGGATGGAGTTAAATGATTACCATAACATCGAAGAATTTAACACTGAAAGTGGAGACCACCTATCCGCACTCCTATACGGAGGAACAATTACAATTTCTCGGAAAGAACTTGTTGGAACTTACAAAACAGGTGATAGAAAAGGAGAAGACAAATACGGATGGAGAGATTACGATTACACTTTGCCTAGACTATTTAACCCTTTGCCTAAAACAGAGCTAAAGAAAGAAGGATATTGGCAAACTGGCGAAGATGTGCTTAGACAGCTTAAGTGCAGAGATAAAGCTGGTAAAAGACTGCTAGAAGTGATTTTAGAGCTGGCTAAACTTGAAAAGATGGTAGGAACATATTATAATGGCTTACCAAAGTTAAGGGAGAGTATGAATTGGAAACCTAACTATTTACATGGTAACTTAAATCAAGTGACAGCTAGAACAGGTAGGCTGTCTTCCACCAAACCCAACTTGCAGAACATCGCAGGAGATATGAAAGAAGTATTTAGGAGTAGATATGCTTGAGATTATACAGTGTTATTGGATGGCTTTCTTATTAGGTGCAGTTTGTGGGTTTTTCCTAGCAGCTGCTTTTACAATGGTTAGAGATTACGAAGTTTAGAGGTTATTATGGCTAAAGAATATAATGATGTTTATGGACAAGTGGAATTAGACTATCAAGCCTATTTAGACTATGAGAGAGATTCTGCTCAACAAGAGGCTAGTGAGGCATGGGTGTTTACTACCATTGCTAATGCTAATGATGTTATCAAAGAATATGGTGTTCGTTTCTTTGTAGAGCATTTAAACAATATGTCTAAGATAGCATTATCAGACTACTATCGTAAGATGGCAGATAAGAAGGGAGAACCACCATTTTAATACAATGTGATGCAGCAGCATTGGAGATTAGAGTGGCAGCTTTCTTGTCTCAAGACCCAGTGCTAATGCAAGAGATTCGTGATGGGGCGGATTTACACACTGACAATCAGAATAGGTTTGGCTTGCCTTCTAGGTTAATTGCAAAGATATTTAATTTTAGATTGCTGTATGGTGGGTCTGCCTATTCTTACGCTAACGACCCTGAGTTTATGGGGATTAGTAAGAGTGATAAGTATTGGCAGGAAGTGATTGACGCATATTATGACAAATATAAAGGAATTAAAGAATGGCATAAACGACTTGTAAAAGAAGCAGTTGAGAGGGGTAGAATTATTTCCCCTACTGGAAGAGAGTATAGATTTGAGAAGTATAATGGCAGTATCAAAGACACGCAGGTTAAGAATTACATTGTGCAAGGCACTGGTGCTGATTTAATGGCACTGGCTAGAGTGAGCTTCTACAACAGGATTAAGCGACTTGAGTTAAAAGAATGCTTATTAGTCAACACTGTGCATGATAGTATAGTAGTTGACATAAACGAAAAAGTATGCGATAATAAGGTGGTAGCTAGAACAATGCACGAAGTTTTTGATGACCTACCGAAGAACTTTGAAAAGCTATTTTTAACTCCCTTTAATGTTCCTATGGAGTGTGAAGTGCTACAGGGGCAGGATTGGGAAAATATGGTAGAAATTAAAAAGGAAGAGATATGCTAATTGAAATTGTAGATGTAGTAAGAGAAGAAATACCGAGTAAGAATGGTAAAGGCACTTATGGTCAGCTTACTGTCTCTTATCGTAGTAATGGTAAGATTGCAGAAAAGAAATTGATTTCATTCTCAAATCCTGCTGTATTCAAGGCTATTGAGAAGTTGACAAAAGGTGCTTCAGTTGACGTAACCACAGTCAAGAATGACAAAGGTTATTGGGATTGGACAGCAATTAATGAAGGAGGAGCAGCAGTGGCAACACAATCTAACGCAGCATCCACTAACACACGAGTGACAGGAAGCAATTATGAAACCAAAGAGGAACGTGCAATTCGACAAAGATATATTATTCGCCAGAGTTCTATTAGTAGCGCAGTGGATAGTTTGGCTGTTGGTGCTAAGTCCCCTCTTAATCCTGCTGATGTTATCGCTGTAGCTAAGAAGTATGAGGAATATGTTTTTGAACAGCCTAATGCAGAGGATTTGCTGGACAGTTTAGGCTTGGATGACGTTCCTTTATAGCATGAGGGGGAAACCCCTCTTTTTTAACACTATGAAGAAACTAGACTGGATTAGAATTATTGAGATAATCACTTGCTTTCATATCATAGTTAATGTATGGAGACACTGGTAATGAAGAAAACGATTTTAGCAGGGATGGCATTACTTAGTAGTATCGCAGTAGGAGCACCAGTATATGCAAAGGCTCTTGTTTACAAATACAATGACACTGTAAGCATTTATATAACATCACTACCTTGTGGGATTGAGAAGTATAAAGAACAATTCCCTTATGCTGCAAAAGCAATTAAGACAATAAATGGCAAGAAGGATGGGCTGTTAGGATGTTTTACAGGGAAAGATAATGTAGTGATTATCCAATGGCAGGATATTAATGGAAAGCCGTCTGACCAAACTGTTCTACCGACAGACGAATTTCAAACAGTAGAGGAGACAATTTGATAGCACTGATAGACATGGATTTAGTGTGCTATAGATGTGCAGCAAGTGCTGAACAAGATGATGTTGGTATAGCAATCTATCGTATGAATGAATTGTTAGACCAAATATTAGCAAAGACAGAGGCTACTGCATATCGTGCTTTTTTAACTGGTAAGAAGAACTTCCGTAAAGAGATTTACCCTGAGTATAAGGCAAATCGTAAACAACCAAAACCTCGCCACTTAGCTGAATGCAGAGAGTATGCCTGTGAACAAATGAGTGCTGAGATTACGGAACACGACCTAGAAGCAGATGATTATTTAGGCATACACCAAACTGATGAAACAATTATATGCTCCCTTGACAAAGACTTGCTACAGATTGCAGGGAAGCATTTTAGATGGGAAATCAATGGTGCAGGATGGACAAAGCCTGATACATTCATAGAGCAGTCAGAGATTGAAGGGTTGAGACTATTCTACGAACAATGCTTGAAAGGTGACACTTCTGACAATGTTAAAGGCGTAGCAAAGATTGGTGAAGCAAAGGCAAAGAAACTATTAGCAGACTGCAAGACAGAGAAAGAAATGTTAGATGTGGTGTTAAGTAAGTATGACCACGAAGAAGAGTTCCTGTTAAATGCACAATGCTTGTGGATATTGCGTAACTTCGATGAATACTACCCTGATAGATTTGAAAGGTTGAAAGATGAAAATATCAGTTAATCTTAATTATGATGACCAACGAAAATTAACGATTAAGTTTTTGAAAGAATCTTTAGAACTTGGACTGAGATTCGGAGCAGATGATTACGAGATTAAGGCTTACTTGTATATCCTATCTGACCATATGTATATTGGAGATTTTAAAAAATATGCCAAAAAGAAAGACCTCGAAAAGTATTGCGAAGAAATCTACAAAAAATACGACTACATGGACAGAGGGGAGAATGAATACCTTTCTGAGAAGTTTGATTCGGAGTGGCTTTAGGAAATATCCTCCAAAATACGAAGTGTTAAAAGCAGCATTATGGGGTAAGAAACTTAATGCTAAAACAGGAAGACAGTGCTATCATTACACTTGTGCTGTATGTAAGAAAGAGCATCCAAGCAGTGAAGTTAATGTTGACCATATAGAACCAGTGATTAATCCTGCTAAAGGGTTTGAGAATTGGGATGTTTACATTAAACGGATGTTCTGCCCTAAAGAGAATTTACAAGTGCTATGTAGCGAATGTCATGACGTAAAGACAAAAGAGGAAAGGAAACAGCGTGGCAACAAAGAATGATATAACTGGCGATAGCATTATATCTAAAGCATCTTCTAAACAATATGAGGACAATTTTGACGCTATATTTCGTAAGAAGGGAAACCCTTGCGATATTTGTGGTAAGGACTTAGACACTACAAAAGAATGTGCATGGACTTCCTGCCCATTAAACTGGGATGAAAATAGAGTGGATAGAATTGGTCAGAATGGGAATATAGGTTATGAGTAAACGAATAATTGTAATACCTGATAGTCAGATACGACCCGAAGATGATTTTGAGTTTCTGTCGTTTATCGGGCAATACATTGTAGATATGCAACCAGACATCATTGTGCATCTAGGCGACTTTGCAGATATGCCATCATTGTCTCAACACGACAAGGCAGGTAGCAAGAGTATGGAAGGTATGAGATACAAAGCCGACATACAAGCATCTAAAGACGCTATGACTGTTCTGCTAGAGCCTATTAAAGACTTACAAAAGCGACAGAAGGCAAGCAAGCACAAAGTGTGGAAGCCTAGAATGGTAATGCTGTATGGCAATCATGAACATCGTATTAACAGAGCAATTCAGAATGACCCTAAACTGGAAGGATTAATTAGCCTAGAGGATTTAGAATATGAGAAATTTGGTTGGGAAACTGTTCCTTTTTTGCAACCTATTAATATTGAGGGTGTTATGTTTTGTCACTATTTTGTGTCTGGTGTCATGGGCAATCCTTGCACTACTGCTAGAAGCATTCTTAACAAGCACCATCAAAGTTGCATTGCTGGGCATCAACAAGGCAGAGACATTGCTTTCGGGCGAAGGGCAGACGGCACAGAAATGACAGCCATGATTGTAGGCAGTGGATATGAGCATGACGAGAAATACCTCAATTCACAGACCAACAACCACTGGCGAGGAATAGTTGTATTAAATGAAGTTGAAGATGGACATTTTGATGAAATCATGGTATCATTAAAGTATCTTCGTAAGAAGTATGGTGTTAAAAACAAACTGAAGTTAGTAGCATAGGAGATAAGATGTATAAAGGACTTGAAAGGGCATCAGAAGCGCAAGTTGGTGGGAATCATTACAAGAAGTTTCCAATACAGCCAGCTTACTTCTGTCATATTAATAACATTCCTTACCTAGAAGCAACAGCCATTAAATACCTCTGTAGATGGAGAGATAAAGGTGGTTTAGAGGATTTAGATAAGGCAATCCACTTTATAGAACTAATTAAGGAATTTGAAAGTGAACCTAACAATTCCTGAGTTAAAGGAAAAGATTATCGAGCAGATTGATGAAGTAACATTGATTGATTTGCTCGGAATTACCACAGAGGACTTAGTAACTGCTTTTATTGATAAGATAGAGGATAAGTATGACCTCCTTTGTGCTGAACTGGAATGATTGGTTTCCCCCAATCAATTTGTATAACTTCCCAAGAAAAGAAAGAATGAGTATGGACATTAGTCAAAAGATTTTATCTGATATTACAATTTTTAACAAGTATGCCAAGTATGTGCCTGAAGTGCAGCGTAGAGAGACTTGGGAGGAACTCGTAGAACGTAACATGGCAATGCACATCCGTAAATACCCACAAATTAAAGAGGAGATTAAAAGTGTTTACTCTTATGTATTTAAGCGTCAAGTCCTTCCTTCTATGCGTAGTTTGCAATTTGGCGGTACTCCTATCGAACTTAGTAACAATCGTATGTTTAATTGTGCTTTCTCCGCTGTTGACCACCCAGCCGTCTTTAGTGAGACGATGTTTAATCTTCTTGGAGGAAGTGGAGTGGGTTTCAGTGTACAGAAACGCCATGTTGAACAGCTACCAACAATTATCGGACCATCTAATAAGCAAAGGCGTTTCCTTGTAGGTGACAGCATAGAGGGGTGGGCAGATGCAGTTAAAGTTCTTATCAAAGCATATACATTGGGCAAATCTGACCCTGTATTTGATTTTAGGGATATTAGACCTAAAGGTGCTAGACTTATTACTTCAGGGGGTAAAGCTCCCGGACCTGACCCTTTACGCATTTGTCTTGACAAACTGCGGAGTGTTCTTAATAATGCTATTGGGCGCAAGCTCAAGCCTATTGAAGTCCATGATATGGTATGCCACATCGCTGATGCTGTTCTATCTGGTGGCATTCGTCGTGCTGCTCTGATTAGTTTGTTTGACGCAGATGACTATGATATGCTGTCAGCCAAAGCTGGTGCATGGTGGGAAGAAAACCCACAGCGTGGTCGTGCTAATAACAGTGTTGTGTTGCATCGTGAAGAAACTACAGAAGAAGACTTCTTTAAGGTGTGGCAGCGTGTTAAAGAATCTGGTGCTGGTGAGCCGGGAATCTTTTGGACAAACCATTACGATGTTGGCACAAACCCATGTGCTGAGATTAGCTTAAACAGCAATCAATACTGTAATCTTGTAGAAGTGAATGTGTCAGATGTCACTACACAGGAAGAACTGAACAATCGTGTTAGAGCTGCTACATTTATTGGCACTCTACAGGCTGGTTATACAGACTTCCACTATCTACGCACTGTTTGGAAAGAAACTACAGAGAAAGAAGCCTTGTTAGGTGTATCTATGACAGGGATTGCTTCAGGTGGTGTATTATCCTTAGATTTAGAAGAGGCTGCAAACATAACTAAAGAGGAGAATGCTCGTGTTGCTAATCTTATCGGCATTAATTGTTCTGCCCGCATCACTACTGTTAAACCTGCTGGTACTACGTCTCTCGTTTTGGGCAGCTCTAGTGGCATCCATGCTTGGCATAATGATTTCTATATTCGTCGTATGCGTGTTGGAAAGAATGAACATCTTTACGCTTACATGACAGAGAAAGTGCCGGCTCTGATTGAGGACTGTCATTTTAAACCTCACTTAGAAGCAGTTATGAGTTTCCCTCAGAAAGCTCCTGAAGGTGCATTATTACGAACAGAGAGTTATCAGGACTTGTTAGAACGAGTGAAACGCTTCAATCTTGAATGGGTTAAAGGTGGACACAATTATGGTAATAACCAACATAATGTATCTTGCACTATTTCCCTGAAAGAAGATGAATGGGAAGGATGTGGACAGTGGATGTGGGAAAACCGCAATGACTACACTGGTATTTCTGTTCTTCCATATGATGGTGGCACATACATCCAAGCACCATTTGAAGATTGCACTGAAGAGAAGTTTAACGAGTTGTTTAAACACCTAGCAGAGATTGACTTGTCTCAAGTGATTGAGATTGATGATAACACTGTAGCTAAAGATAATGTTGCCTGTGCTGGCGGAAAGTGTGAAGTGTAATATGTTTATTATTGCTTTTGAGTTTATTTCAGGATTTATGATAGGAGTTGAGCTTGTTTCATTAGAAGATATATATGATAATGTAAAAGGTTGGGCATTTTGTGCAGATGTAGGAATTATTCGTATTGTAATCGAAAAACGAAGCTCAGAATAGCCGTATATTGAAAGAAAAAGGGGAGGCTTAATGCTTCCCCTTTATTTTGCCTAAAACGCCTAGAAACGCTTAAAAAGCCTCTTTATGAGCCTTTGATGTATTTATTACATAGAGAACACATCTAATGGAGCAGCTTTTCGTTGATTTGCTGATTCTGAGCCGGCTACACCGATTAATGGGAATATAATTGTGTTTTTCATTCTATTAATTAATGTAGCTTTATCTCTCAAACCTTTGAACCCTTCAATGTTTTTATAAATGTTAGAGATTTCTTGTGGTGACAATACTTCGGCTTCTTTTAAAGCAGCTCTTAATCGATTTAACTCAGACTTCATTTTAACAGGGTCATCAAAACTTCTAATATGCTGAATCACTGCTGTAGCAAAATCCTTCTTGCCTTCAGGACTTCTCTTAATAGAATCTAAAACACTATTCATTTGGGGTGAACCATATTTAAAGTCAGTTTGCAAAATCATAGGAATTTCATCCCTAGCCGCTGCTACAAACTCAGCAGCTTCAGCAGCCTTTAATTCTGAATAGGCTTTACTACCCATGTTCCGTTCTAAATACTCATCAAATCTTTTCTTTAAAACAGTACGAGTAGCTTCATTAATCTTTGTGCGAGTTTCCATTTCAGCACCTTTTTTACCTAGTTCCCAAACTCCACCATGTTGTATTAGATTGAGGATACTTTGAGAAGCATTTTCCCTAACATTAGGTCTTGTAGATAATTCCATATTAAGAATAGTCTTTAAACTTTTTAAACTAGTTCCAACCAGTTCATCACTTTCTTTTAAATCTTCTAAATCTTCTAAAAGTAATTTATATTCAGGAGAACGAATAAAAGCATTTTGATTGTTTGAAACAACTCTCTGCCCACCACTAATAGGAACACCCATTACATCACGAACTACTGGAGTTCTTGTAACTGAACGAGTGGTTATATCTCTAGTTGCTTGTAACCCTGTATATAACTTTTCACGAAGAATGTCAGATACTTTCTTGCCCGGAGCAAAGTTACCTAAAGTGTCGTCAGTTTCCCCTAAAAATTGTTTTCTTAAGGCTGCTTGAGTTGCATCTTGGTTTTCTACAGTGTAACCTTTTGGCAACTGTTTATTACCAAATAAAATTGTTTTAGCTAGTTCATTAGCTTTTTGGTCTATTTCAGGCTCTTTAAACAGTTTAGCCAAGTTACGAGTGCGAATAGATGTGCCAAATCTTTGTGCAAGGTTAGTTGTAATCTGAGGAATACCCCCTGCAACTAATTCAGCAGTAAAGCGATTTAATGGGGAAGCCCCTGTTGTACCCATAATTTCACCGGCAACACCAGAAGTGAAGCCTGTTACCCCACCAATGGCAGCACCGGGAATCCCTCCAAAAGTAGCCCCTAATCCAACACCCATAGCAGTGGATGTGCCCACGTCTTTCCAAGAAAAAAGTTCAGGAGCAGTAGGTTGCACTAAAGAACCAAAAGTCCTTTCAAAAGGACCTTTAGCAGCCTCAACTTGACTACCTATTTGCTCTACTTGAGGAGTGTTAGTAGTGTATTCGTCAAACGCATTCTTAGTTGCGGTTTCAACATCAAATTCATCGAAGGCATTTGCCATCTTATTGTCCTCCTAAAACTCTTTTTGAAGAGCCCGGTCCAAACTTAGCATCGAAGTCTTTAGCAAGGTTTGGATTAGCTCTTAACTTTTCAATAGCTCCAGCAGGGATATTCATAGAAGGCTCATTCGCTGTTTTACCAAGTAATTGTCTGAATGTCATTGATTTATCTTTAGCAGAACCAATCTTATTAATATCATTAACTGTAACTGGAATAGCCTCTTTAACTTGAACCAACCAATCCTGCCATAATTCTTTTTGTTCTTCAGGAGTGGTTTTACTGTTAGATTTAATTTCAGCAATCCGTTCAAAGGACTGTCGCATTTGAGCCAACTTAGTTAGAGCTGTTAATGGTTTATCACCTTCTCTAATTCTAAATTGATTTGTAAATTTATCTTGGTCAGATTGACTAATAGATAAACCACCTGCCAACATCTTAGCAAAGTAGTAGCCCATGTTATCAATTTCTGCATTGTAACGCTGAACCGCTTCAGGGGTTAATTCATTTTTTAGAGCCCCAATAGGAGCTTCAAATAAGCCAGTTCCTGCTTGAGTTTTTGGAAGACCACTCCCCCAGAAACCACCTGTTACATTGCTTGGTAAATTAACAATATTTCTAATTCCACCAATAGCCTCATTACCAGCAATCGCTACAGCGTCAGCATATCTGCCTTCTCTTGAAGACCTAGCAGACCCTACTCCAACTTGTTTGACTAATAATGCTGTTTCTCGTTGGAAATTTAATTTCTCTTTTTCCCATTCTCTTTGTTTTTCTTTTTCATCTGAGATAGACTGTATTTTTGCAAGCCTATCCTCATGAGCTTGTGTAATTTGTAGTAGTTGAATATTTTGCCATGCTTTTTTGTTTTCATCTCCAACCAATAATGGGACAAGTTTTTCAGCCGGTAGGAATGGGGAAAGCACTTGAATTGTCTCTTCACTTGTCAATGGACTGCCTTTAGTTTTAGCAGCCTCAAGCAAAGCAGCTCTACCTTGCTCTTCACGCAGATAATCTTGTTGTTTCAGCATAGCGTCTTGCTGTGCTTTTAATGCTGTAGCTTGTTTAGAAGCAATGTCTGCTTGTCGCAATTCCATCTGCATCCCTAAATCAGCAGCCATCTGTTGAGCTTGCATAGCTTCATTCTGTAAGCCATCTTCTTGAGCAAAGCGTTGTGCCACTCTAGCATATTGTAGAGCAGGATTAGCTCTTTCTTCATCTGTCAAAGAAGCATTAACATCTTTCAATGCAGCCTGTATTCTAGATGCTTTAGCAATAGCAGGGTCTTGTAAGTTGAATAGTTTACTAACTACACCAGTAAGTAGATTACCTACACCAAACCCAGCAGAATAAGACGGACTAACTCTAGCAGCAAACGCAGAACGTTCTGCCTGTTGTTGCCGTCTTAATTCCTCAAGTTGTTCAGGGGTTGGTCCAAAAATTCCTTGTTCAGCCATGTTAATTCCTTATCTATTTAGAATGGACTAGCATATCTAGAGAAGTTAATAGGCACAGAAGTTCCGCCACTAGCAGCTCCAGTCAATCCACCCCATCCACCACCAGCACCACCAAAAGTGAGTGCAGTAGCTCCTGCGCCTAGTAAACCACCCCAGAAACCAAGATTGCTTTGGTTTTGAGCTTGTTGTAATTGAGCCATATTTGCCCCAGCATTTGCTTGAGCCTGACCAGCTTGAATACCATATCCTAATTGTGAGAACAGTGGTTTAGGAATTTCCATAGCTCCAGTTGTTAATCCTAAAGCACTTCCATATATAGATGCAGGTAAGTTTGTTCCAGTTCCAAATAAACCTAAAGCATTAGACATACCACCAGTGGCTTCAGCAATTTGGTTAGCACGAATAGCTCTAGCTCTTTCTTCAGCACTTAAAGCTATTTCAGCATTTTGTTGTTCTCTTGCTTTCAATAAAGCGAATTGTTCAGGATTTACATAGCCCCCATCAACCCCTACAGCAGCCCCAGTTCTACCCATCTTAAATAGTGTGTCTGCTAATTGAGATTCTTGAGCTGCTCTTTGTGGGGCAAGAACATTTTGCACTTGATTATAGTAATCAGAAGTAGCTTGGTTTACATCGTAGTTAAGAGCTTGATTTAATCTGTCTGTGTAAGTGCCAAAAAGCCCTTGACCAGTTCCAGCAATATCTCTGCCAAAAGCCAGTTGAGCCTCTGTAGGCATTAAACCAGACGCACCGCTTAAAAACTGACGATATAGTAAATCCAGTTCAGGACTTAACCTTGTTCGCATCTCTCCTGTGTCGGTGTTAAATCTTGCTCTACCATAAGGAGTGTAAACATTGTAAGGGCTGAAGGCTGCCTGACTGTAATCAGGGGTTTCCCCTCCAAAAAATTCAGCAATGTCACTAAAAATACTCATTATATTTCCTTCCGCCTCTTATTCGTACATAATATTTGCAGTGCCGGCATCAAACGTGCCAGTAGATAATGCTAAAGCAACTCTATCTAAATCTGATGCTAATGTTATTTCACCAGTACAGAAGTTAAATGCCCCATCACCACGTCTCATAAATTGGGCTGAAGCATTCCAAGTGTTACCATCTACTTTATTAATTACTACTTGACCTGACCAAGAAGAAGCAGTTCCATCAATACCAGCAGCACAAATGGCTACTGTTTCTGTATTAGCACTTACAGATGGAACTGTACTAACACTAATTCTATTAGATGTATATCCTGTAGCTACAACACCAGAACTTGTTCCTAGTCTGACATACAATATAGAAGAAGCAGATGAAGGAGATACACTACTTAAATTAATAGTAACTCGTTTAGCCCAACTTGGAATACCTGTCCAAACAGTGCTAATAGCAGAGCCAGTTCTAGCTGTGCCTAAAATAATTGTATTATCTCTTAGTAGTTTAGGGGTGACGGCTTTAATTTGGTTAGTGCCTACAGACATATCTGTTGCATTAGCTACAGCAATCATACCATAACGTTCTACTAATACAGTACCACCACTGGTAACTGTGCTTCCATAGTTAATGGTAAATGCTGTTGTGCCTGTCACACCTGTAATTAAGAAATTACCTGCTGTTAAAGAACTACCAGATGTATTAGTGAATGTAACTCTAACTTCTTGCCCTATAGAGAAAGCATGAGTAGCAGTAATTGTAATTATAGCAGAGGCAGACACAGAGTATGTGCCAGAAGTAGTTGTGTTATTTACAGCATTTAAAGAACCTACATCCTGAGTTAAAGCAAGTGTGCCACTCTTATCAGGGAATGTAAATGTTCTAGTAGTTGCTGTAGTAATACCACTAGATTCAAACATCGCTTTCTTAGTAGCATCTGTATTATCTACAACTTCAAAGGTAGCATCAGTAAAAGAACCAGAACCAGATGCAGCAATCTGAGCATTAACGAATGCTGTAGTAGCTATCTGAGTTGTGCTAGTTCCTGTAGCAGCAGTAGGAGCTGCGGGTGTGCCTGTAAAGGTTGGACTATTTGTGTCAGCTTTAGTAGCTACGGCTGTAGCAATGTTATTAAACTCAATGTCAATCTCAGTTCCACGAACTAACTTGGAAGGGTTGCCAGTGAGTAAACTATCTTTAGCTGTAAAATTTGTTGACTTGGTATAATTAGCCATTATGTCATCTTTCCTGTTGTAACATATACTGTCATTTGTTGTAGGTTAATTGGTGCACCACTAATCGTAGCCTCAACCCCGAATTGTAATACTTTACCAGAACCCCCAATGTTAATATCTAGCTCTGCTATCTCTACACCACCAGCATATTCAGAGCCAGTGTAGCCAGTTAATCCCGGTAAGTTAGAGTATTCATCACCTGTATAACCCGGCTGTCCTGATACATCACTATACTCAATACCTGCGCCTACAAAGTCTTTAGTGTAAACTCTTGAGTTAAATTCTGTCTTATAGTCAAAGCCATACTTTAAAATAATATCTTGACTGCCTGATGCAATAACAACTACTTTAGCTTTCTTTAAAAACTTTAGATTAAAAGGAGAACCAAAGTCAGTGTTAGCTGTATAGTATTCCATTCGATAGGAATTTCCATTATCGGTATAACCAAAGTATTGTCCTATCCCACCCTCAACACCTAAGTAGAGTGTTCTATTTGAGGCAGCATGAAGTGCTTTAGGAATTATATTATCCCATACAGTAACACGAGCAGCACCATTTTCTAGTAATCGTCTTGTGTCAAAACAAAACACTTGGTTAAGGCTAGGCATTACTAACAAATAGAATGCGTCTCTTTCAAAGTAAACACTCTTAATGTTATTAAAGGTCTCACCTTCAATATATGTTACTAAGTCATCACGAATGTTTAATGATAACTCACGCAAAGGCATAGACTTTTCTTGCACTGTTCTAGCTAAACTTCTTACACCACTTGCAGACAAGAATACAATATCATTACCAGTTTGTTGAACACTATCTCTAGCAATGCAACCTACACCCGGAATAACATCAGCTAATGTAATTGTGTCTGGTGTGTCTGCATTAGCATAGATAACAATATTGCGTTTACAGAAGATAACTAAGAAGGCATTGTGCGAGCTAATAGCTACAATTTCATCATTGCCACCAACTACAGCAGAAATGTCTAATAAACCACTACCTGTCCCTGTAAAATGAGATGGGTCTAGTAATGGAGAGTAAAATACTGTTGTCCTATTTTCAGACAGTCCTGCTACCCATACACGACCAAAAGCTGCATGACAGCAATCAGGGTCAAAGGTAGTTACACCAGTAGGAGCTGTTCCATAATCTGTGCCAATACGCTGTAAAACAAAAGGACCACTGTGAGCCCCTTCTCTATACACCATAGCAATATTACCCCGCTGTGTGGCTATAGCATAAGTCTCAGCAGCAGCCCCTGCATTTTCTTGTAGTGTTACAAATTGCCAGCGATTACCTGTAAATGTTGGTTGAGGAGATAACACTGCTGGACCAGTAGCATCTGTTCCAAATACATTAAGTCTTGTTAATGTTGTTGTTCCTGTGAATAGTTTACCGCCTCCAGCAGAAATAATTGTGCTAGAGCCAGCAACACCCAACACTTCATGAATAGTTTCAATGTATTCATTATCATTTAAATCACCATTGTTAGTGGTTAGCTTAGTCCAACCTTTTCTACTAGCAAGCCGACCATTCTTATCAATGACACAATTAAGAGCTTTAGTAGCATATCCGCTATCAAGCGTAACACCATTATCTTGAGTGTTTAAACCCAAGAAACCTAGTGTAGCATTACTAATTGCCTGTAGTTTTGTTGCCATTAGCGGAGAATCCAAGTAGTTTCATCAGGTCTGCGACCAGCCTCAATAGCAATAAGGTCAGCTAAATGGGAACGATAACGTTGTTCAGCAGCAACTAAGCCACCATCTTCACCACGTTCTTCAATAGCTCTTGCAATAGTTCCATATATAATAGCTTTACTGTCCACCAAAGGAACATCAGCATTGTTTACTAAATCAGCTTGAGGTTGAACAATGTTAAAGTAAATTGTATATACGCCATCAGGAATAGGGTATAAATCTACTTGTGCATTACCATCAACATCTACACCATTTAAGTTGTAATATAGGGGAGCACCTTCTTGAACAGGCTGAGTAGCAAATACTCTGTCAAACCATTCGCTATCTCTGTATTGAACTTTAGTATCTTCAGTATCATTAACTACATTTAGAATGCGGAAACGATTTCCTGCACCTTCTAATACATAGTTAAATAATGACTGTGTTGTAGAAGCAGTCAAGGTGGTACGAAGAACATCCCAGTTCCATACGTTCTCAACTTCTTGTTTTACATCGTTTACAAAGTCACCAATTAACTTACTATACTGGTTCTCAGCAACAGAAGAGACCTCGTTCTCACGAAGTCTGCGTAAAACACTATTGACAATTTCTAGGTAAGTCATTATAATTTCCTATTATCTTAACATAATTATACCACATAAAGTGGTATTTGTCAACTGATTTCTTACCACTTAACCTTGTCAGCCCAATACGCAGCAGACATTTTACCTTTAGAGATATTCTTAGCATGACGAGCTTTAAAACTCTTTTGCCTTGCCTTCTCACTTGGTGTCTTTGGATTAGCACCAGCACCACTTACGCCTTGTTGACCGAAGCGAATGGTCTTAACCTTATCCCCTTCTTTAGCAACAACAACATGGGATTTTGTAGGGTGACTAGGGGTTTTCTTAGGTTTGTTAAATCCAGCCACCCCTGCTCTTGTTAATCGTGGGTCTTTTTTCATTTCTTTTTCGCAGTCTTTGCAGCTTGTTTAAATGCTTTAGCTGTTGGAGCTCCTTTAGAGCCTACTTTACGCATTCTTTCATTAGAACCAGCAGCTATACGTTTACGTTTTGCATGGATGTTAGCATATAACCCTTGCTTCATTTCTTTTTAGCCTTTACCATCTTTTTACCAGACTTAGCAGCAGCTTTCTTAGCCATCTCCATACCTTTTTTGGTATAAGCATATTTCTTGTTTCCGACCATTGGCATAACTATCTCCTTAATCAATTAACTTCTGTTGTTTAATCCAGTCTTGTAAATACAAAAGCTGGAGCACATCACTTGCACAGTCTAGGGCAATATCTCTTGAGGAACTAGGTAAATTGCCTTCGGTTTTTCCATCAACTTTGCTGGTGGGGTTGCCATTTTCGGACACGCCACTGCTTGAGGGAATAGAGTGCTGCACCCACTTAATATTAGGATGGCTAGCATAATAAGTGTTAAGTTTCTTAATTGCATCAGCATATTCCTTTGTAATGTTCTCACTAATTTCCTTTTGCTTTTTAACCAACAAGGCATTCTTTTCTTTTTGTAAGTTAGCGTTAGCAGTCACTTGAGCCTTAAATAAGTCAAATTGTTCTTTTTGACTTACATATCCTTTATAGTAACCAAAGCCAAAAACTATTACTAATGTAGCAACAACAGCAATTTGTTTCCAGTAAGTTGTTAGGAAAGACATAGTTCTTTTTCCTCTTGTCGTCTTTTTACAATTCCTGCACAGTTATTAGCACGAATACGGCAATCTTTCCCAGCAACATACACCCATCTATCAAACTCAGCACAAGAGCCTACTTTATCCCCAGCATTTGCTTTACGAGCCATTGTAGATTTACAAAACTTATCTGTCCCCACATTAAATGCAAAACTAGTATAAGCGTCATGTTGTCCCTGAGTTATTGGAGCTGTTACACATAAAGAAACAGCCTGACCAGCAGAGGCTGTATTGTCTTTTAAGTCTTCTAATGCTTCAATCACTGTTACATTACGAGAAGGATTAATAGTTGCATTACCAAATCCGTTAGTGATTACACCACCTGTATCTTTGTATGGCGTTGGGCTATACCCTTCGTGCATTGCAATCATTAACAGACCAGCAGCAGACAGTGCTAAGGTTTTCTTAATATTCAATCTTCTGTCCACTCATTAAAGTTAGGTGTGTTGTCTATACAGTCGAAGCAAATCTCTGGGTCTTCATCATCCCATTCATAACATTCACCACAATGTTGACATACACCTATGTTCATAGTTTAATTACCCAACCATGGGCAGCAGCATATAAATAGAATAACACTGCTAAAGCAGCAGCCAATATTCCCTTCATTGTCCATTTACCAACATCTTTATAACGTTGGTCAAGCCATTCAGAAATAGCCTCTTTAATAGCTTGCTTATGTAGTTCCTTTTGTTCTTCAGGTGTCATAGTTTATCCTTACACTTTAGGGTATCTTAATTTAATCTCTGCTACTTTATCTAACCACTCTTGCTGCAATGCTTCCCCTCGTTGCCACTTAAAAAACAACGGGTCAGATTCATTGCGATATGCGTTGGCTCTATTTTGTTCAGCTACAGCATTAAGCTCTGCTTTACGTTGTTCAATCTCAGGAGTTGTAGCTTCAACAACTTTATAATCTTGATACCAAGCACCATTAACTAAGTTAGGGGTTTCTTCAATAACAGTCTTTGTATAATCTACTTGAGGCTTTTCAGCAACAATTACTGGATATACATCCCAACTAGCTAATGTCTGCTCAGTCATATTTAATGGGAACGATGTATCAGGATTGTCAGCTCTTAACTGCCCAATAGAATATGGATATTGTTCCACTACACCATTTTTTACTTTTACATACATAATATTTTCCTATTAAATAGTCTTAGGATTAAGGGCAATAGTTGCACCTAGTGCCCCTGACCAAGTTAAAGTTCCTGTCCATGCTCCGGGGTCTTCTGTGGCTGCTCCTGTTAGCACTTTAGTAGCTCCTGCTACATTGGAATCATTATTAGCTGTAGCGTCTTGAGTGTTAAAATTAGAATATCCAGTAGGAGCTGCTGTAAAGCTGGCATTTGCTGTACCTCCACCAAAGCCTCCAACTAAAATCATAGACTTTCTATCAGTAGTGACTGATGGTGGATTAGTTGTACCTGTTGCTTTAGCAAATTGATGTATAGGTGTTGTTGTGTTTACATTTCTAAATACATAAAACACATATGCAGTTGCATCAGCATTTGAATCTGTTATACCTACAGAAGTATCAGGGGTACTTCCCATTACTTTATAGTAAATTTTCCAGTTAAAATTCCCTGTTAGGACACCACTATCATATAATGTGTATCCAGTTGGTGCTGTAAGAGTGGTACTAAAGTGCGCTACTAATAAAAAGATAATATCATCTGTTTGAACTCCAGATAAAGTGATATTAGAAGCAGTTCCTTCAACAGCTCCACCTGACTGTATCAAAGATATATCAGCATAACCAGTCCCTTTAGGAACTGCCCTTAGCATATGAGCTAACATTAAGCTGCCCCTACCAAAGCACCATAGATAGTTGTGCCAACTTTCCACAATTCAATAACTGTGTATTTAGTCGTATCTAGTGTAGGTGCTGTGCCACCAACCCAAGTAACTGCAACAGAAGTCCATGTGATTGTAAAGGCTGTGCCATCTAAAACCATAATGGTCATAGATTCGCCTTCATTCCAAGTTCCTGCTGTAGGTGTTGAGTTAGCAGATAATGTCCATGTTTGGATTGTGCCATTCTGTGGAGAGAGTGCTGGTGTTGTGCCTGTAACAGCAAACACCTTTTCATCTATAGCACCACCAAGTGTAAACACTGTATTAGTTGTTGCACTATTTAATATAGGACTTGTTAATGTTTTGTTAGTTAATGTCTGAGTGCCTGTTAAAGTTGCTACAGTAGAATCAATAGCAATAGTGCCAGAACCTGTGATAGTTCCACCTGATAATCCTGTTCCTGCTGTTATGCTTGTAACTGTCCCAACTGATACATTACCTGAGCCTAGTAACGAATTACTATTAACTGTCTTGATATTAGTACCACTTACTAAAGCATCTTGTTTATTATTAAATGTTGCCCAGTCTGTGCTAGATAATGCACCTCGATTAGATGCAGACGCTGTAGGAACATTTAAAGTAATAACTGGAGTAGTAGTGCCATTAGCTACTGTAGAACTTAAATCAGTTCCTGTAGTACCAAGAGTGAGTGCAGCTACACTGGTAACAGTGCCCACACTTGTGCTACCACCTAAACTAACAGATGTTCCATTAATAGTGATGCTGGAGTTGGTTAGAGAAGCATTAGCAATATTAGAAAGAGTGTTAGAAGCCCCACTAATTGTTTTGTTAGTGAGAGTTTGTGTGTCGGTTGTTCCAACGATTGCACCAGTAGGTGCTGTTAATGTAGTGCCCCAAGCAGAGCCACCACTCACTGTAACAATACCAGTGCCTGTAGGGTAAGCAAAGCTACCTGAACCTGTGCTATCAGTGTCATTAATCCAGTTAGTGCCATTGTATTTTAACACTTGTCCAGTAGCTGGCGATGTAATAACTACATCAGTTAAACTATCTAAGTTAGTTGCACCACCTGTAACAGTAGCCCAAGATAAAGCAGAGCCATCTGTAGTTAAATATTTACCAGAGTTTCCAGTTTGAGAAGGGAAAGCTGTTACAAAGGTATAAGCATCATCCCAATTAGATTGTTTAGTTGTAGTTGGAATAGAATAACCAGCAGAATAAGTTAAAGCAATAGTTCCTGCTGTTGTAATTGGCACTCCTGAAACTGTTAGCCCTGTAGGAACAGACATCCCCACTGAAGTAACTGTGCCTAAACCCCCTGCTCCGGTGATTGCTACCCAAGCACTGCCAGACCAAGAATACATCTTGTCATCTGTAGAGTTCCAATATAATGCTCCTGTGAGCAAAGCATTACCATCATTATCTAAAGTTGGAGCAGAGCTTTTTGCCCCTAGATAGCGGTCATCAAATTCATCATAGGAATTGGCTGCATTGGTTGCAGATGTTGCAGCATTACTTTCTGAAGTAGCTGCATTAGCAGCAGAGGTCGCAGCATTACTTGCACTAACTGCTGCATTATTTTGAGAAGACTGAGCACTGTCAGCAGAAGCTGACGCATTGGCAGCAGACGAAGCTGCACTAACAGCACTAGAAGAAGCTGATATAGCACTATTAGCTGCCGATGCAGCAGAGGCTACAGCAGACGCTGATTGATTAGAGGTATCTGCTACCGCATCACCAGTACCTCCCGGACCTCTGTAGATACCCATGATTATTCCTCGTCTTTAAAGAACTTCTTTGCTTTTGATTTTTCTTCTACAACTGGGGTGTCTTCTACAGGTGTGTAGTTTTCATTGTCTAAAGTGGTTTTAATATCCACTTCATGAACAAGCTCAATTACTACACCAGATAATTTACATTTGAATTTCATTTAGGTCTCCTTGTTATTTCTATGACTGCTATAATTAACAGCCATAAAAATAGCCCCTCAGAATGAAGGGCTATGTGCCTAGAGATTAGGCTGGAACTGCTAGAGCATAGCAAGAACCATCACGCAACTCTTTAACGCCATACAATGTATCAGCAGTGTAGAGAGTGCCCAAGTATTCTTGCTTGTATTGTGTTTGAGAACGAACACCAACTTGTTCTACCAACACAGCAGCGTCTTTATGACCAACTAGAACGATGCGAGCACCGCCAGTAGCTGTATCGCAGTTGCTAGATACAAATACAGGGATACCATACAAGTTACCAATTTCACCATTGCGGATTGTATTACCACCACCAACTTCGCCAACGAAGGCTTGTTCAGTGTAACGGGCAATACCCATCAATGTGTTACGAGCAGAAGGAGGCACCATAATGAAGCGACCTTCCATTGGCACATCGTTGTCATCCAAACGTTGGATTGTGCGTCGGATAGCTGCATCTGTCAATGCAGAAGCATTGGAAGAACCAGATGTATAAGCAGTAGTGCCGTCACCACCGATATAAGCACCAGTGTAAGTAGCATTAGCAACGTTACCACCATTGAAACCACGACCTAATTCGATTAAGGAAGTGTCAACTTGTTTAGCCAAAGCATAACCTGCGTCATCTGTATAGAAACGACGTAGAGAAGCCAATGCTTGAACTTCAGTGATATCCTCAATCAAACGAGAGTATTCGTAGTGTTTGTCAATGCTAACAACTACTTCGCCTTCTGTAGCAGCTTGCAAAGTAACTTGTGCGTTGTTTGCTTTCAAAGAAGCAGAACCACGAGTTGGGGAAGGAATATGAACTGTGTCACCTTTCTTACCTGTGAAAGACATTTTCTTAAACAAGTTAGCAGCAACTAAGTTCTTCTTATAAGCAGCAACAATCTCGTCACTCCAAATCTCTGGAATAAAGGTTGCTGCTGTGGTTGGGGTTACATGATTAGAGCCTAAAGCCATGATTTATTTCCTTTTCTAAAATGTTAAATTACTCGACCCTCCGCATAAGCTGCCATAATTTCATCTTGCATGGCTTCATATCGGTCTCGGTCTGTTTGCATAAGTTTAATAATATCGCTTCGACGATATTTCTTCTTAGGAACAGATTCAGTTGAAGAAGATGTAGATACATCAGCAGATTTTAATTGACTGTTTCGGTCAACCTTTGATGTTTCAACAGCTTTTTTAGTAATTTCTTGTTTCTCTTTCCAAGTAGATAGGAGTTCTGTAGCAGCGTCGAAATCAAAATCATTCTCAGCTCTTACAAACAACTCTGTTCTAACCCTAGAACTCTTAACCCAATCTACAAAATTAGCATCTTGAACAATCTCCTGCACATCAGGGAAAGCTGACTGGATTTTACTAAGAGTTTCCACTCGTTTCATTTCTCGTGCAGCTAATTTAGCTTCCTTGACAGAAGGGTGGCTTTCAATAGCTTTATTTATACTAGTTTTTGGGTCAACAAAGAAATCTTCTTCATTGATTTCATGTTCTGTATTTGTCTTTAAGTCTTTTGATGTTTGCGCTTTAATAAAGTCATCTACCACTCTACGAAGTTCGCCTACTTCAGACCCTTGCTTACCAATTAACCTTTCAGCTTCTTGGTGCATAGCAACAATGTCTTTGACAGACTTGCCTTTGTATTTCTCTGGTAAATCATCTTCTGGGTTAGGTTCTTGTTTAGCTTCAGCAGGTTGGGCTGTATTTACAACCTCTGCATCATCTAGTGAATCGCCCTCAATACTACTTTCTAAAACGTCATCAATTACTTTTGCCATATTATATCTCCGTGCATTTAGCATTGTGGAAAAGAAATTAAACTTGTGGCAGGTCTAATCTCTTTGGTCGCTGCGTTGTTTGTGCATTTTCGCCCAGCGTGCAGCAGCACCGGGAAATGCTCCAGTAATTCCTTCTAGTTTGATGGTTGGCGCAGAAATTATTTTCTGTGCGTCATTTCCACAAGAAGGGCATGATGTGGTTGCACAATATTCTGTGTATTTGTCAAATTGTAGTTCGCACAAATTGCATTGAAAATCATACAGCCGTTTCATTCTTTAACTCCTCATAGGTTTGCTCTGAAACTGTTTTTAAGTTCAGAATCCACTGAAGAATGTCCAGTTGACCTTTACGAAAATAAAAATCATCAGGACTGCCGATAGAATTTACTTTGTCATAACTGTTATAAAGGGCTTGAACATCGTCAATAAGGTCTTCCCAACCCTTCATACCCATCATTTCAAATCTATCTTCGTAATAATCTTGTAATTCTCTATCCACCTATTGCCCCTTTCAGGATATTGTGGTATAATTTCAGTTTATGTAATAATTATAGCATAGATTTAGCTATTTGTCAAGTCTTTTGCATTTGCATATTGACAATTTCTTTATTTTGTGCTAAATCTTGGGCTTTAATCTCTAAATCTTTCTCTTTTAGCATCAAATTAGCAATATCTACACGCTGTTTAAACGCTTTATCGTCAGGTGTTTCACTCAGATTAGTGCTTAAAGAGCTTATCATCTTAGCTTTAACCTCTTCAGGGGCTAATTGAGCCTCAACCATAGTCTTCTGAGCTCTTGCAGTCTTCTCTTGAGCACTTGCAGTGAGGTCAGCAATCTGTGCCTCAGCCGTTTTAACTTGAATAACTTGAGACATCTGCTGCATTTGCTGTGCTTGTGGGTCAGGTTTCATAGCTTGTTGCATTTGTGCCAACAATTCCATACGATTAGGCAAGCTGCTGTTCTGAATAACGCCCATAATCAAGATTGGAGTGATTGGAGTGTCAGGACCAAGTGTTTTTAGCAAGTTAATTAGCTGTAATTGCTCAACTTCTCGTGCTAACATACCTAATGTGCCTGTTGGAACGAAGTTATAATCAGCCACAGGGAAGTTTTCAGGGTCAAACTGCATATAACGCCAAGCCGACTTCTCAATTAATGGGATTAAGAACTGTTCTTGGAAGTTAATTAACGTGCGTTTGTTCTTTTTGATGATTGGAGCTAGGGTTAAGCCAAATTCACCCCCACCTGCACTACCTGTTTGCATCAATGATGTGTCCATTGTGCCTGTAGCTTGAGCTAACATCTGCTCAAAACGAGCTGCTGTCTCAATATTTGCTGTATCTGTGTTGCCAAACTTGAATGGCATCAAGATTTCACCCGGATTACCATTGGTTAGGATGGTTTTACCCGGTCTAACTTCAAATTTACTGCCTCGTGGCAAGCGTGTGGCATCCATAGCCATCATAGGAACTGATGTTAATGCCAAGCCATCCATGTAGCTACGCATCTGAGCATCAATCATCTTCTGCATATTGTAGCCTTTTTCAGCTACACCACGACCCCAGAAGCGATTTGGCACTGTATCGTGCTGGTATGCCACTACAGGGCGGTCTTGCATCATGAATGGGCTTTTATCTGCTTTCAGCAACTTGTCATTGCCGATAACAACAATGGCTTCCACCATGTCGCCATACTCTTCTAGCAATTCTGATTGCTCTTCTTCGTCGTCAGATTCTTTCTTGAATAGCTCGACAACTTCTTCTTCGCCACCACTTTCAAGCAACTTCTTAGGCACTAAGCCATAGTAGCGAACAACTCTAATTTTGTCGTCGTTATATTCTTGGTCAACCCAAGAGGCTTCTAAGTTTTCGTTTGGTGGAGAATCATCATCCATTTCAGAAGGGTCTTTATAAGTGCCTTCTTTAATCTTCTGAGCAATAATGTGTGCTGGAACAAACTCTTCAATGGCTACACCCATAGCTTCTTCAATAGAAGTGGCATTAGGGTCGATGATAAAGTTTTGTGGACTGATTGGTTTTAGAGCAACCATTACAGTTTCATAGTCTTCAACACCAATAGCTACAGCTTGCATATCAGGCATGGCTTGTGTAGCAGGGCGTTTCTTTTTAACTTTCTTAGTGACTACTTCACCGATACCAGTGCCGTAGATAGCACCGAGCAGAATCACATCTGCTACAGATTTTCTAATCTTATTTTGCTTAAACTGGTCTTTGATGTAATTCTTGACAAACTCAATGTCAGCCTTTTGCTGGTCTAACATATCATCTTCAATGTCAAATAGGTTAGCACCTTGTCCAAACACTGCCTCTTCAATCTCAGCAGCACTGTTCTCAATGGCTTGCTGCAATGCAGGGGAAGTTACACGACTACGTTCAGAGGCACGAGTGTTGTCTTCAGCAGCCCACACACCTCGCCATAGGCGTTCATATTCTTTCCATTTCTCTAAATAATTACTATCCCTGTGGTCTTTCCATTCAGAGATATATTCATTAATCCAATCTACTAATTTATTTTGCATATTAATATCCTGCTATAGCGTCTAAGGGTTCATAATCTTCTTCTTCGTAGTCTTGGAAATACTCAACCACTTGAATCTGGTCAATGTATGCCAAAGCATCTACTAAGTCATCGTGCATCATGGAGTTGGGAAAGTTTACGAGCTGGTCGATAAACTCATTATTCCAACCACCTTCATTTAAAACTACTTTTCCATGTTCAAACCTGCCTTGTAATGCCCACACAATGCGGTCTGTCTTTTTCTGGTTACCATGAGTAACGTCATCAATGCGGAAATATTGATTATACTTACGCATAAGGTCCATGAGGTAAGGTAGAGCAGCATTCTTCAAACTCCCTTTTTCAATACCAACGGCTACAGGTTCGTAGCGAACAACGGCTTTCATAATCTGCTCACAGGTTTCTTTAATGTCCCATCTACCATGTAGAATGTCAGCAACCCACCAGCCACCTTCATGCACTTTAACCACTGCTATGGCGGTTTCATCCAGCTTCTTGTTTTTGTTTGCTGATTCTTTATCTACGTTAATAAAACCAGCAAGGTCAACAGCGATAAAATATCTACCATCATTTGGTTCATCCTCGTCGATAGTAACCCATTCTTCTTTAAAAATATCTCGACTGGCAGCTTCAAAGGAAGCCATAAATTCTTGTCTAAACGCAAAGCTAGACATACTCTTCTTAGCTGCTTCAATCTCACTAGGTGGGATTAAAGGGTTGTCATATGAAGTGTAATGGAAAGAAGTCCATTCAGGGTCTTTACCAGTTTCCCCATATTTAAACATTTCGTAAAAGTGGTTTCTACCTTTTGGTGTTCCAATGAACACAGCACCACCTTGAACGTCAGCTAGTGCAGGGCGCAGAATCTGTTCCCACACATTTGGTTTAATGTCTGCATATTCGTCAACTACTAGAAATGCTAAACCCACACCACGAAGTGTGTCAGGGCGGTCAGCCCCTTTTAAATAAATCTTTCTGCCATTACGCAGTGTCAGCACTGACGTGTTTTCATGAGCAGAGGTGATAACCTCATGTCCAATCTCTTTCAGCACACCCCACATAATGTCTTTAGCTTGTTGGTATGTTGGAGCTACATAGAACACATCTTTGTTTGTGCTCTTTAATGCTTCAATGATTAACAGCCATGCAGCTAAACGAGATTTACCAAACCGACGACCGGCAGCCACCACTCTAAATCGGTGTTGGTCATTAAATATCTCTAACTGCTTTGGGTGTAGCTTAACTTGTAATGTGGTCATTAATATGTGCCAGCTTCTGCGTCTAATTTAGCTTTATTGCTCAGAATATATCCTTGTATAATTTTATCTAATTCTTCTGGTGAACTATATTGAATACTTCTACCAAGTTGATTGTTATACAAGTCCATCTCTCTTTGACTTTCTGGTTGCCCCATTCCGCCAATAATAGGGATGTATTTACTTTCATGTAAATTACCAATAGTAGCAGCAACATCAGGTCCGTATTGTTTTGCTAACATAGCTTGCCAGACTAAATGACGATAGGCATCTCTTTCTCTAGTTGCTTGAGATTCTGATGGGTATGCTTTTTTTGCTAGTTCTTCTGCTTTTCTACCAACGTCTCTAATACTAGAAAAATTAGTAATAATAGCAAATGGTGTAAATTTACTATCAGCCATTATCTATTATTAATCCCTGCTAAGTTTTCTATACCAGTACCTATAATTGAGTTAGTTAAACTTAATGGAGATGTAATTCCTGTTAATCCAATAGCTCCTGCTCCCCCAATTAACGCTGGTCCTACTTTCCAAGCTGCATTTCCTATGAAGGAATCTCTACCCATTTTTCTTTCATAGCTTTGAATCCAACTAGCTAATTCACCGGGAGACATATCCCATGTTTCTTGTGGCAGTATGAATCGTTGAGCTGGGGCTAGTCCTAATGTATTCTGAGTTGTTCCCATACCCGGCACTGTTTGTGTAGGCAAGAAAGAATTACTGAGAATACCTTGTACATCATTCCATTGTCCTGCTGCCTGTCTTGACAGCTCTTGCATTCTTTGCAGGTTAGCTACATAGTCTTGTTCTGCCATCCTACCTTCTGCAAAGTCAGCGTATAAATTACCAAAGGTAGAAGCATTCTGTTGATAGCCTCCAGCAGCACTGGTTAAATTATTAGCAAAGGATTGTAGCTGTTGTGTAGAGGGTGCATTTGGGTTTATATACCCCAGTCCTCTAGGAGCATAGTATTGTTGTAGTTGTTCCAACACTTGCCCAGAAGTTGTAGGCATATTTAAAGCTCTATTAGATTCTGTTATGTATGACAGTGTTGGAGTTTTCTGGGTTGTTGTTGAAGGCAGCGTAGTTCTTACAGAACCAGATTGAGAAGTGGTTAATGTATTAGCAGTATTTGTAGAGTTCTGAGCTGCCGAAGAGGTAGCTGATAGTTGTTGCTGTTGAGCTGGTTGTTGAGTAGGCTGGGGTTGTTGAGTCCCCCCCATAATTTGATTTAGATAAGTTGTGTTTGTCCCTGAAGGGAGTTGTCCTAATACACTAGGTGCAGGAGCTGTTGCAGGAATCAGGGAGTATGGTGTAAACATTTATTCTATCTCTTCGTAGTCAGCATCAATAAATTCTTCGTTTTGTTCTTCTGAATTAATTGTTGTTTCCCCAACACCCATTATCTGTATGCTAATTTGATTACCAGCACCCTTAGCTTTTGTAATGTAGTCTTTAGGCAACACTCTATCCATCACTAATTGCAGACAAGCCATTTGGTCTTTGTCTTCGTCATCCAGTGCTTTGTCTAACACTTTCTGTACAATGTATTTACTTTTCCTACCAAGCATCTCAGCTAACACTTCTTGAGCACGAGCTTTCTTGCTTTGTGGCAGGATGGCATCACTCTTACGTTTAACAGCCTTTTTGTTAATTGACTGCTTTGGTAAAATGGGGTCTAACCCTTGAGCCATTCGTTCTTTGTTTAATCTCACAAGAGCTGGTCTTCCAGCACCCGGTCTTTTACCACCCCTACGTTCTTTCGGAGCTTCTGCTTCAGCAGTGATAATTTCTATATCTATGTTTTTATCCACAATGGAAACACTTTCTGGTTGGTAGCAGGTGTTGGAATCGAACCAACTGTCTTTAGCTTATGAGGCTAACGAGATGCCATTTCTCCAACCTGCAATTATATTTTATACAGAGTATTATAGCATAGATTTTATTGTTTGTCAAGGACATTATCATTTATTTTACACAGTGTGTTAAAAATCTCTTGACAAAAAACATAATTTGTGTTATTTTAAATTATTATTATAATATAATATATATAATTAATAATAATATATATAA